CATAAAGGAAAAAAATGTGTTTTAATTATAAGTAAAGATACATGGAAGAATGATTTACCCAAAGTAGATATATTTGATGATGTAAAACCTTTTGATGTAGCTATTGTCGATGAAGCACACTTTCTACGTAATTGGAAAAGTGCTCAATCTAAAGCTATTTTTGAACTAAAGGCTAATATAAAATATGCATTAACAGGTACACCAGCCGTTAAGCATGGTAGTGATGTATATGGATTACTACACTTTATCAATCCAGATGCTTTCCCTAGTTACTGGCAGTTTACAGACCGTTACTGGAATATCTTAGATAATGGTTGGGGTAAAGACTTAGGAGGTGCTAAAGGATTTAGAGAAAAGGAACTACTGGCATTAATGAATATAAACAGTGTTCAGCGTAAACGTAAAGATGTAATGAAATGGTTACCTGACCAGACTCGACAAACGATTGCAGTGGAACTAGAGAAAAAGCAATTAAAACTGTATGACCAGATGTTTGATACATTCATAGCTACAGATAGTGAAGGTGATACATTACATGAAGTAGATACCATGAATAAATTAAATCAATTATTACGATTACGGCAATTGTGTCTTGACCCACGCTTATTAGATTTTGATGTAGTAGGAGCAAAGACTACCGCACTTCTGGATTTTGCAGATGGAATGAAAGAACCCTTTGTAGTTATGACCATGTTTTCTAGTTACTTCGATTTAGTGATTCCAGACTTAGAGAAATTAGGAAAGAGAGTATCTGTTATTGATGGAAAAGTACCTAAACAAGTCAGAACTCAAATTGTGGAACAATTCCAAAGAGGAGAAATTGATATCTTACTTGCAAACATTATTGCGGCTGGTACTGGACTCACCCTTGATAGAGCAGATACCATTGTATTCGTTGACAAAGCATTTAACCCAGCAGACAATGAACAGGCCGAAGACCGTATCGTTCCAACAACCAAAGAACGATACCATCCAATCAACATCATTTCTTTTATCGCAGACGGAACAGTCGATGAACGTATTAACGAAATACTGGAAAGAAAAGAAGATGTAACCAAACTTATTAATAAACCAGAGGTGTTTACATGATGTGTAATAATTGTGGAAAAGAATTAACAAATAAAGATGAATGGTTTTGTTCCATTAATTGTGAAGAAGATTTTCAACTTAAACGATAATAAACCAGAGGTGTTTGTATGACAATCTTATTTATATCAATGATGATAGCGGCTATCGTGACTTTTGAATTAACAAGTAAACTTGACTAAATTATTCATCTTTGACCAAAAAAGCGTCGCAAACAAGGAGGTAGTTAAATGTACTATATTGTGCGTACTAATGAGGATGAATACTTATTTGATTGTGATTTAAGTGTTAAAGAAATCGAAGTAACATCAATGGAAATCGAAGCGAAACAATTCAAATCAAAGTTACAAGCTGATTGGATAGCAGACCGAGTTGGTGGGGTTGTTTTAGAACTAAAATAGTCGTCTTTCGATGAAAATATGTCTTACCAAAATTTTTTAAAATAAAATCATTGCATATGTCATACGTTATGTGATATACTAAGAAAGTCAAATCGAGGAGGTATTAAAATGAAAATTAAAGTTGAATACACAGATGAAATGATTAAAGAATTAATTATGAATGATATAAACGATAAATTTGTAAGAAATGGATGTACTTTAAATGATATTAAAATAAAAGTACGTTCTAAACAGAATTATCGAGAAAAAGAATGGGAATCTGGTGAATTACAAGTAAATCTGGAGGTGGAATTATAATGAAATTAGTACTTAGGGGTTCAGAGTACACTGATTTTCTAACTTGTAGAAAGAAATGGTTATACGGTTGGGTAGAGAAAATTACACCTAAGCGTCCGAACAATAAGTTATTCTTCGGTACTGCTTTTCATAAATGGTTAGAGGAATATTACAATACTGGATGTAATAAGTTAAGTGCAGACCTTGTAACTAGTGTTTGGATTAATGACCAAGACACATCAGGTATGGAACAAACGGAACTAGATGAATTAATGGCACTACTGAAAGGTGTAGCTACTAACTACGATAAAACATATCAAGAAAATGACAGTCAATGGAAAATTCTTGCTACAGAATTAGAATTTGTTATTAAATTAGAAGATGAACTCTACATGACAGGAACGATTGACCTTGTATATGAAGTAGATGGTAAAATTCGATTCTCAGACCATAAGACAGTATCCAGTATTAGTCAGTATGAGGAAAAATCAAAAATGGATAGACAGATTAGCCGCTACTGGTGGGTACTGAAAATGATTGCATCTGGAATTGCCATGGTGAAAAATGCTCAAAGTGAATGGGTACAGATGGATTCATTAATTGGTAAAGAAATTGATGGATTTGATTATAATTTGATTCTTAAGGATGTACCTAAACCACCAGAACTATTAAAGAAAGGTGGATTATCAAAAGCGAAGAACCAAAAAACAACATATGAGTTATATCTCAATAAACTTGATGAATTACAATTATATCCAGCAGAATATACAGAAATACTAGAACATTTAAAAAACAAACCAGACCCTTACTTCAAACGAATTAATGTACAACGTACTAGTTCCGAATTAGATAGTGCCGCATGGGAGTTCTTGTATACGGCTGGTGATATTCATGATGTAAAGTTAATGATTGCAGAACATCCAGACCGATTGGAACCATTGACCTACAGGAATATTGGTACACATTGTGACCATATGTGTCAGTTTAAAACATTGTGTCAGACTACAATCGAAGGTGGAAATGTTTCTTTAGTTAAAAATTTAGCATACATTAAGAATGAGGAAAGACAAAAGGAGGAAAAGAAATAATGGATAAAGCAATGTTAGCCGCACTCATGCCGCAAAAACCAGTAAAAACTGAAAGTGGGGTTCATAGTATCTTGTATGGTGACCCTAAATCTGGTAAGACTACAACACTGGATGACCCTAATATGAAAGTACTTGTATTAGATTTAGAAGGTGGAGAATCTGTACTAGAGGGTTCACCTAATGTAGATATTGTTAAAATTAAAAGTGTAGAACATCTTAATGCGTATCTAGAATTAATTAAAGCTGGTAAATGGTTGAACTATGAAGGTAAATTAGTACCATTAGAACATGGTTTAATTGCCGCAGATAGCTTTACTGCTTTATGTGAATTCGTTAAGGATTATGTAGTACGTGTAGTGGCTCCTAATCGCCAGCGTGAAATTAAAGAAGGTGAACCAGCAGTACGGTTTGGAGCACGTTCTGATTGGGGGAACTACGGAAGTATCTTAGTTGATATCATGAAGTATGTTCATGGCTTAACGAAGCGTGGAGATAAATCCATTAACTTCAAATGGCTTGCACATAAAGAAAATAAATATGAACATCCAAACATTGAAACAATGGTTACTGGTACTCAAATTAAGATGCAAGGTAGTAGTGTACCAATTGTTATGTCTATAGTTGATGCAATTTTCTTTATGAACAAAGGTGAAATTAAAAATCCTAAAAAGAACAATGAAGTAGGTACCTACTACTGGATTCAAACAGAAACAATGGGTATAACTGAAGCTGGTGTACGACAATCTAAACGTGCAGAAAAACTACCACAACGTATTTTCAATCCAGTCTGGTCAGATGTCTACACTAAGTTAGGTTATCGTATTGAACCACCTACAAGGGGGTGAGGACATTGCAAGATTTTCTTGCTTGGGTTTTGGCATTAGTTGGAATATTCTTCATGTTTATGATGATTTACTTTATGGTTCAGAATCATGAGAATGAAAGAAAAGTCAGAGAATATGAGCAAAAGGAGAAAGATGAATGAAAGATTTAATATTGACATTTTCCTTAGTTCTCAACGTTGCTTTTATGACTACTATATTATGTTTATGGTTTAAAAAATAATTTTCAAAAAGGTATTGACTGGAGTATTGCATATGATGTATGCTATATCCCAGATACACAAAAAATAAAACGTGCCATCGAGCACAAGGAGGATATTTACATGGGATTCTTAAGAACTGATTATACGGACGTTAACGCTGGATTTAATGCTTTACCGATTGGGGAATATGAGTGTATCATTAGTGCAGTAGAGATGAAAAAATCTTCTGCTGGTAATCAAATGATAAAAATAACATTAACTGTTCGTGACGATGTGGAGCAGGAAGGCCGCAAGCGTAAATTCTTTGATAACTTAGTGGTAATGGATAACATGATGTGGAAATTCCAACAAGTATCTAAAGCAGTTCAACTTCCTGCTGGTGAAGATATTGCTACACCAGAAGATTTTGCGGCCGCTATTCAATATAAGCCAGTTCGTATCAAGAACAAGCATGAAATTTACAATGATGAAAAACAAGATAGAGTAGCTTATTACATCGAAAGTAAAGTTGAAGGTGGAGACTTCTCTAGAGTAACTGATGACCCATTTGCTGGTGGCGGTGCTATCAATATCAGTGATGATGACCTACCGTTCTAAGTAGTTATCTAAGAGGTGGTGGAGACCCCCCAAAAACCTTGCCACCTCTTTTTTATAAAAATAAAAAAAAACTAAAACCCAAAGGGAGAGAAAATTAACCATGACAAATGTAAACGAAGTATTAGAAGCAGTAGAAGTAGAAACAGTAGAAGAAGCGGCTCCAAAGAAACGTACACGCAAGCCAGCAGTAGTTAAAACAGTAACGGCTATTGAAATTATTGCAGAGGTTACAGAATTAACTAAGCAAGTAGAGGATTTAGAAAATGCTATCCGCACAATTGATTCTTCTAATATCATCTATCAGTTAGCTGAAAAAGAATTAAACGGCAAGCGTAAAGAACTAGCTGATGCTTACGATACAGTGTACAAAATCTAATGTGGTATCTTATTGTAGCTATCATGTGGTTCCTTAGTTCTGTTTTAAGTATTCTTAGTTATCGTTTAACAAAAAGAAAAGTAGAAATATTTCAATCTCTTCTTGCTTTGGGATTGGGAATTTTATTCTTAATTAAATACTTTTTGTAAAATGTTTGTAACCGAAGCGTGATTGCTTCGGTTACTGAAAGAAGGATATACAGTAGGTTTTTTAAATCCTCCACGATTATTTTTCCTACTGTATGTTCTGCTTTGAGTAACCGAATTAATAATCTTCTAGGGAGGTCATGGACACCCTCCACTCATGAAGCCTATCCTCCTTGAGTAAGAGGAAATGCATTGACTGTATCAAATGTAAGAGGTGAGACTATCTTTGGGGTGACTACCTATGTCTTGCCTAGAAGATTATTAACCGCAGGGGGAGGGAAAGAAAAATGTTTTTTGAGGAATATTTTAAAAAGCGTGGAGAACAAATGGAACCTAACGCAAGGGGAGAAGTACAAGTAAGATGTCCGTTCCCCCATGATAACGGTCATTTTGATACAAATGCTAGTGCCAGTGTAAATTTAAATCAGAGAATTTATAAATGTTTCACATGTACCGCAGAGGATAGAGAAAGAGGTATGGGTGAAACTTCTTTTATAGCCAAAGTATTTGATACCACATTCGATAATGCGGCTCAACTACGGAGGATGCAAATAAGTAATGATATTAACAGTTTAGAACAAACTACAAAATTGTTATTAGAAAATAAGGTGTTACATCAATATTTGAATGATAGAGGAATTACTGATGAAGCAATCAAAGAATACAAACTAGGTTACAAGGGTGAAGGTATTGTGTATCCTATAATCTTGAATGGTATCCTCATGGATGAACGCACCTACAATATAAATCCAAAAGAAGGAGAGCCTAAAATTAAGAGTATGAAAAACTCTAAGGCTCTCCTATTTCCATATGACCAGTGGATAAATGATACTAGGCCGACTATCCTATGTGCTGGAGAAAATGATACCGTTTTAACGAGAATCATGGGGTTCAATGCCGTAGAATCTACAGGTGGTGAAGGTGGAGTTCCTAAGATTCTTTTAAATAAATTTAAAGGTAAAAAGGTTTACATTGTTTATGATTGTGATAACGCTGGTATTAAATCAGCCTTACGCATGGCTTTTTATTTAAAGGATGTCGGAGCCGATGTGTATCTAGTTCACTTAGGTCTTACTGGTGAAAAACATGATAAAGACATTACCGATTATTTTATGAAACATAATAAAAAGCCAGAGGATTTACAAGCCTTACTGGACAATGCTCCTCAGTTCACTCAGGAACAATATATGGAGCAGAAAAACAAAGAGTTTGAACTAGTGGATTTATGGAACATCAAACTTAGCCGCTACTCAGATAAGTATATATCGAGTCGTGTTATGCAGATGGGTCATTTTGAATTACCTACAGTGGATATGCCAGCCCACATCGAATGGAAATGCTTAGGTGAAACGGATTCAGATGTGTGTGCTAAGTGTCCTTCTAAAATCAAAAATAACTCAGGTGAATGGACATTAGGTGATGACAATTTAGGTGATGTATTGGAGTTAGTGGAGGTTAATAATGCTACACAACAAAAAGCTATTCGCAGATTATGTAGATTACCAGAGAAATGTCCGAATAGTAGAATTTCTGTAGTTGCTAAAAATCACGTAGAGAAAGTTATTCTTGCACCTGATGTAGAAACTGAATCAGAACAATCAGGATTCAAGCAAGCTGAACTACACGCATACATTATTAATGGTGATACAGAAGACGGTAATAAGTATCGAATGTATTTTAAACGTGTGCCACATCCGAAAGACCAATCTATTATAATGGTAGTTAACAAAGTGGAGGATTCAGATAACGCAATTAATAGTTTTAAAGTTACATCTGAATTCATGAAGAGTATGAAGAAATGGCAAGGTAATCCATTCACTGTTATGAAAAAGAGGTATGAGGAACTAGGGAAAGCGGCAGTAGGTAAATATCTCCCAGCTAGTATATTCTATAGTTCTGAAATTGTTTATCATGGTTTATTAGATTTTAAATTCATGGGTAAATACATGAAAGGCCATCCAGAAGGTTTAATCATTGGTGCATCACGTACAGGTAAATCAGAGGTTGGTAATGTCATGTCAGCGTTTTATGGTTTGGGTAACGTAACTGAATGTAAGAACGCTACTCCAGCTGGCCTTATAGGTGGTGTGGATAAAAGTGGCAATGGTACCTTTCGTATTAGCTGGGGTAGTATTCCACGTAATCATAAAGGGATGTTGTTCCTAGATGAAGTATCTGGATTGCCGCCAGAAGTATATAAACAAATGACTGGTTTACGTTCCCAGCGTAAAGCCGTTATTGAAAAAATTAGAAAAGGTCAGGCTCCAGCTAAGACACGTTTACTCTGGGTAGGTAATCCTAAGACAAAAGAGAATGGTCGTTCAAAAAGTTTATACGACTACAATTCTGGTATAGATGTGTGTTTAGATTTATTCCCAGCAGATGAAGACGTATCTCGTTTTGATTTCATTGTCTTAGTTCCAGAACCAAAAGGATACATTTCTCCATTAAATGATGATGGTTCCCTTCCAGAAGAAGTACAACTACCAGTGGAACTAAGGGATTTAATACGGTGGACATGGAGCCGTAATAAAGACCAAGTGATTTTCGATACCTATGTTGAAAAATATATAGAACATGTAGATGATGAATTAAGACCAGACTTCGGTTCTACAATTAAAATTATAGGTATAGAAGGGGTGAAAAAGATTGCGAGAATTGCTACTTCCGTTGCCGCATGTTGTTATAGCACTGATAGCACTGGGGAGTGCGTTGTGGTTAAGAAAGAACATGTAGATTGGGCGAAAGCCTTTCTTATTCAGTGTTATGATAATGACATCTTCCGCATGAAGCAATTTGTAATCAATGAACGTAAATTTTCAACTACAAATGATGAGATTAATAAGTTAGTAGCTGGTCTAATTAAGAAATACCCTATGATTATTAAGTTGTTATTGGAACATGATGAATGTCAAACTTACAATCTTCAAGCGGCTGGTGGTATTGCTGGTGATGAATACAGACACTTAACTAATCAGATGTACATGAATGGATTAGTTCAACCTACTGCAAAGGCTATGTCAGCCACTAGACGTTTAAAGCAAGCCGTAGATGCTCTTATGATGAAAAAACCAAAGATAGAAGAAATGGATACCTCAGCACCACGTAGTTTCTCAGATAGAATAAATTTAAACTGAGGTCAGGGGAGCCTTAAATCCTACATTGACTGATGGAGTGTGTAGTATGTTATTTTATGATATTGAAGCCTTTCCAAAGTACTGGTGTGTAGTTGTTGTTGATGATGAATTAGGTACAAGGCATGTTTTTGAAGATGTGCCTAGTTTACGTGGTTATTACAAACGTAATCGGAAACAAACATGGGTTGGTTACAATAGCCGCCAGTATGATGCTCCTATGCTCAGGTTTATCATGCTGGGGTTAGACCCCTTTCAATGTTCACAAGACCTTATCGTACAAGGAAAGAAATGGTTTCAATTTGGATATAACATCACTGAAATGTACAAACGTATTCCCCTTCGGAATTTTGATTGCGTACTCCTCAATAAAGGTTTAAAGAAACTAGAGGGTTTTAGAGGTTCCAATATCGTGGAATCCTCTATTCCTTTTGATACGTACCGTATCCTTACTAGAGAAGAAAAAGATACCGTTATAGAGTACTGTACTCATGATGTCCTAGAAACAAGAAAAGTATTCAATGATACAATCGAAGAGTATGAAGCACATGAAGCATTAGTTTCTACGTTTGAATTGGATGATGAACACTTCAATAAATCTAAGGCTCAGCTATCTGCTCTTATCTTAGGTGCTAGACAACAACCACGCTTTGATGAATGGGAATTTGAAATACCAGATACAGTGGAACTAAGACATTATAAATTTGTAATGGATTGGTACAAAGACCGTAATAATCATGACTATAGTAAAAAACTACAATGTGATATAGCTGGTGTACCTCATGTGTTTGCATGGGGTGGTATTCATGGAGCCATACCTAAATATCATGGTGAAGGATTTTTTATCAATATGGATGTTCGTTCTTATTATCCATCATTGATGATTGAATATAACTATTTATCACGTAATGTATATGACCCTAAGAATTTTGAACAAATTTATTATGACCGTATTGTATTTAAAGCGGAAAAAGACCCACGACAATTGCCATACAAGATTGTATTGAATGGAACATACGGAGCCATGAAGGATAAATTTAATGGTTTGTATGACCCTAGACAGGCAAATAGTGTATGTGTTGGTGGTCAATTACTATTGTTAGACTTGATTGAGAAATTAGAACCATATTGTTTGGTAGTACAATCGAATACAGATGGTGTACTTGTTAAGTTAGACAGAAAAGAAGACTATGATAGGATTAAAGAAATTGGTGAAAAATGGTCAAAACGTACTCGTATGGTATTAGAATATGAAGTGGTAACAAAAGTAATTCAGAAAGACGTAAATAATTACATGACTGTAGACGCTAAAGGGAAAGTTAAGTCTAAGGGTTCATGGGCAAAAGGCTGGTTAAAAGAAATGAAGAAACCAGATGGAACTAAGGAATATGTAAATGACTACACTGATTACGATTGTGTAATACTACGTAAAGCCTTGCAAGCCTACTTCAAAGATGGTATTCCTGTAGCAGATACAATCAATGCGTGTGATGACCTTATCGACTTCCAGAAGATTGTTATGGTGTCTAGGAAGTATGATTATGCCGTACATGGTACACCTAATGAACTTAAGTGGAAAGAAAATTATCAATGGAAAAAGAAGATGGAAGAAAATGATACATGTACTATAGTTCCTGAACGGCACTTACGGATATTTGCCAGCACGAATGAAAATGATGGTGGTATTTTTAAGAAACATGCAATTACAAAGAACCTGAGTAAAGTATCAGATTCACCTAAACATGCGTTCATTTTAAATGATAACATTGAAAATGCTAAGGCAAGTGATTATCCTTTAGATAAATCCTTTTATATCAAGTGGGCTGAATCTAGAGTTAAAAGTTTTGTACGAGAGGTGGAAGTATCATGACATTTGAAAACGAATATTATTTATCTAAAAAACCAACTACTGTTATGATTGGAGAAGTAGCACATTATCTGGTGACAAATAATCTACAAGTTAAATTTAATACCATCATTAATAATTGGAATTTAATTAATGATGGTGATAAATACATGAAACACGTGAATGGTGTGATTGCGAATAAAGTTGCAAATTTAATGTTAGAAAATAAAAAACTTGATTTTACAATGGTCAATCGTCCATTCGATGAGAGTAAAATAATTGAAACTAGAACTATTGTTATGACGGATAAAGAATTACTTGCATTGCTTACTCATTTTGGTGTAGATATTACCGTACCGAAAGGTCATGACAATGAAGCTAGATGATTATTTAAAGATGCTGGATGACCGTATAGCGGATTGTAAGAGTAACATGGATATGGCTTATCGTAATTACCTAGCGGAAAAATCAAAGCTGAAAGCGGCTATGACAACTAGGGAAATGTATCTTCATATGGTAGGTGAGAAAAATGACAGGTCAGCACTTTAAGGAACTAGTAGAAACAATATGTAAGACGTACAAAATTCCTAAGACTAGAATAGCCGCTCACTTAGGGATTAGTAAGTACTGGTTAAATCAATGTGAAAGATACGGTGTCTCTCCAAAGGTTAAAAGTATGTGGATGAAAAATTTAAGAGAATTATATCTTGCTAAGTTATATAACATGTGATATATTATAAGTATCATCTATTGTGTTCGTTCTTAGTCGGAAAACTTTGAACGAAGTTTGTACCCCAATGCTGGTAAGAGAGCATTGGGGTTTTTTAATTATAGGGTTCTTTAGGTAATGGAATCCGATGGAGTTTGAATCCAGTCGGAACAACTACTTTATCATAAGCATTATTGGATACAAGGAGCATGATTTTAGCATCATGCTCTTTATTATGTGTTGAAACAAATTGGTCAATCTTCATTTGCATCTTCTTAGTTGATATAGGTGTAATTTGAATTTCCACACATATAGGATTACCCTTTAGGTCTTTCATGTATACATCTGGTTTGTAATCTTTAAATGGCGGCTCTGGTAGAAATGTTTTTGGGCAACCAGCATGGATATAAAAATCTACAATCTTTAAATAATGGTTTAACTTCACTGACCGATGATGAAGTGTAGCTGGGTTTGGCATATAAACGTATGGTTTATCACGCTCTCTCTGTATTTGGGAAATTGCTCCATTCGATGACATCCTTTTCAGTACTCTGTTCACTACATTGATTGGGTTGGAGTTCTCCCGACAAGTCATCCAAGCTATCTGATTCCGAGAGCATACTTTGAATTTTGTCAACAACCTCATTATTAACTGGTCTCTCTGTACTTTCTTCACTTTGTTCCTCTCCCTTTCTCCTATATGGCTCCAGTAATTTATCACAATCAACTACATCAAGGTATGGCACCTGTACTACGTTTGTATCTCCATCAATTAAGATGGCTCTACCAGCTATCTTTCCTAGTTTCTCAGCCCCTTCGATATCCAGAATAACTTCACTGTTCTTTTTATCTCTGGTAGTAAAGGCCATTTTCACTAACAGGTTAGCCCTGATACGTGGTTTTAATACAGTCTGGGCATCTGGCCTTTGGCTGGCGATAATAACATGTATGTTGACAAACCCAGCCGTTTCAACGATTTCCGTAACCATCTTTTGAATATCTCTAGATTCAGCGAATCGTGCATATTCGTCAATGATGAGAAAAATTGGCTGAAACAGATGATACGATTCTGGATATAATTTTTTAACAGATTTCGCATCTGTTGCTTTTTGTAGTTTTGGGGAATATAAAAGTGTATTACGTTTTATATATTCTTCTGTAACTTCATTTAATATGTTTATCATTCCTACTACATCCATTGCCATTTTTACTTGTGGGATATTTTCAAATGGGTAATAATCTTTTAGTTTTGCACTACTGATATATAGCTTCATATTACCCCTAGTTTGAAGAAATAGGACTGTAGATAGGTATAGTAGCAGACAAGTTTTTCCCATGCGTGTGGTGCCCCCATTGAGCATGTGACAGGATGCCCCATCTTCAAAGTCTAGGATATATTGACCATAGGAACTAGGGAATACTACCTGTAAGGTATCCTCATGGATTAGGGAACTATGGAATTTGATTTCTTTAGATAGTTCCCTCATACCAAAAAGTATTTCTACCGACTTCCCACTGGTCTTTCCGATTTTTACCGATGTGGCTCCTACTTCTTCTTGCAAGTTCGGTAGTAGCTTTTCTAAATCTGTACGTTCTTTATGCTCTGGTAGATGTATGTTTGCATATAGAGTATCCATTTCCTGATAAATTTTATTGATGTAGGTGCCAGTGAATTTTTTCTCCAGAAAGACTTTGAACATCTTTTGTACCATCGGATGCTTTTTCTTGAACATCTATATCACTCCCACAAATAGTTTGAATGTCGTCCAAATAAGCCAGAATATAAGTCCATATCCCACACATGTAACCGCCAACAACACTGGGTCAAACTCAGAATCCTTATCCTCCTTGACTTGAATCGGTTTGTTATTAATCTTGATTACCATAGTAACAACCCCCTTTAATAAAATATATGCACGAACATGGAAAAAAATGACTAAATTTTATCGACAAAGCATATGTTATATGTTATACTTTTTTCAAATACCAAAGGAGTGAATACACATGAACGAGCCATTAAAGTATACCCAGATTCACCACAATGAGCCAATTTACTTCATTCAAAAGTACTGGAATAGAGAACTATCCGACCACGAAAAGAACCTTGTAGCACTCACTCATGATTGGGTACGTACTACACAAGAAGCAGAAGCAATAAAAATACTGGATGTGGACAAATGATTAAAGCAGTAGTATTATCTCCTAGTTATAATTACTATACTTTATACATCCGTAATAAAGGACTAGACCCACATGAATATCCATACTACATGGGTGACTCTAAAGCTAAGATAATGGGATTGAGGAGAGATATACCGTTTTATTTTCTGGAGGGATGGAGTGAAAATGAATCTTATACCCAAAAAGATATTCAGTTCATCAAAGATAGATATCCAATTAAGGAACTAACGAAGGGATGGGTAGAGGATGAAGGTTTTAAGTTTTGACCCCAGCGGTAACTATAACGAAGGATATGGAACTAGTGGATATTCCATTAGTTTAGATGGTAACTTACCACATAAATTAGCAGATATCAGAGCAGAAAATTATACTACACGACAAAGTTATTGGTTCGCACATAGAGTATTAATCGAATGTACTTTACCAGATTATATTGTCATTGAAAGTTATCGGTTGTTCGGTCATAAATCTAAAGAACAATCTGGTAGTTCCCTAGAAACTCCTCAGTTAATTGGGTATTTAGAAATGGTAGCTTACGAACTTAATATACCTACCTATCTACAAGACCCTTCTACAAAACAACGTCATGCCGATACTGTATTAGTGAGTATGGGTATAATCGAAAAGAAAGGTACTCGGTACTTCTATCATGGAGAACTAACGAATTTACATCAACGTGATGCTTTACGACACGATATGTACTTTAACCGATACAATAAGAAAAAGGTGGTTAAATAATGGAGGAAGACATATTAGAAAGTCATTACAAAATCGCAGAAGATAATGGAATCTCTAGAAAAAATGTAAGGCAACGATATTATGATTATTTATGGTCAATTGAAAGAGCAATCACTGAACCTATTAAACAAGTAAAACAATCCACATGGTCAGAATGGAAAGACATTGCTTTAAAAAATGGTATCTATAATGAACTATTTCATGTAAGATTAAAGAAAGGTTGGTTACCAGAAAAAGCGGCTACTGAACCGATTACAAAAAGAAAAAAATACAATACTACAACTAGAGGTAAAGGTAAGTATTTGCAAACCATTAAGCATTAGGGGGAGTCATGATGAAAGAGATATTCATTGATGAAGCACAAATTGCTAAGTATCTGTATTCCAGATTGGTTCAAGATGGTTACGCTCCAGCCGCAGATGAAGTACTTGATTTAGCAGAATATGTATTTGACTTCTTAATAGAAATGTCTTATATCCAAGGGATTGAAATGGAAGTAGAAGAAATTGAGGAGGAAGACTAATGCCGCTACCTAAAAATACATTATTTTATGGCCTAAACTTAACTGAGGAACAAGAAATGTATGGTGACTCAATTGTAGACAATCTCATGACATTTGTACAGGCAAGGGCTGGTAGTGGTAAAACAACAATTCCTGTAGGTACTGCAAAAATTATGGGTAAGCACTTACATTATATTTTTCCTACTGTAGAAGAAGGTGCGTTAGGTTTCACTAAAGGTGATGAAACAGAAAAAGAGCGTAAATATCTAACCGCTTTGTATGATGCCATCATTGCCATTGGTGATAACCCAGAGAAAGTCATTTTCAGTAAATATGAATTCAGACCACATGCTTACATTCATGCTTATTCTCATAACTATATGCGTGGTGGTAATATTAAAAACGCTATTGTATTCCTAGATGAAGCACAAAATTGTACTAAACGAGAAATAAAGAAAGTCCTCACACGATTACATGATTCTAGTCATGGTGTAGTAGCTGGTGATATAAATCAATGTGACATCGGTGAGGATAAATCAGGATTCCTACCTTATCTTATGCACTACCAGAAAACTTCATTCACACAAGTTTGTGAATTGACAAAGAATTTTAGAGGAGTGATTTCCGCACATGCAGAAACCTTACAATGACAATCATTGTTGTGTTTGTCATAGATTATTTGAACTAGGTGAAATAAGAACTTTACATGAAGGTAATTCGTATTGTATATCGTGTTATCAAGAATCACGTGAAATGGGTAAGAAACTAGAGCAAGCTATTAATAAACCATTGGAAGCTAAAAATCTTACACCAGAAGAATCCGCACGATTTAAAAAGGAATGGGAGGAACTAGAGAAAGTATTTAATAAACCAGCACATTATCACCAGCATAACATAGATACCATCCAGTTCCTACAGGAAGGTTTTCCACCAGATGTATTCATGGGGTTTGCGATTGGACATATTATCAAGTATGCACAAAGAGCAAATTACAAGAATGGTAGAGAAGACTTTGTGAAAATGTTGGACTACTCTAAACGAGCATTAGATTGGTATGACAAAACCCACTCCTAAAGAGTGGGCTTTCTTTTTATTTAAATAGTTTTGACCATGTAAGTTTGCCTACGACACCATCTACTTCCAAACCATTATGTGCTTGGAAATTACGAACCGCCATCCATGTACCGTTTCCAAAAACACCATCGACATCAATGTGTAATCGTTTTTGAATTAACTTTATGCTTGCGTGGTCACTATCTCCTTTTTCAATCGGATGCTTAGGATATTTAGGAGCAGTAGACGGTACAGGTTTCAAGAACAATTCAGCTTCCGCTTTTCTACGTCTAGTCAATCCGTTTAATACTACTTTCTCCCCATCAATTGTACCTTTGTTCCACTTTGCGAATTCCTTAGCGGCACCAGTAAAATCCTTCGCATTTACTTTTTTAAGTAATGTGGATGTTTTTAAAGCACCAGACCCAACATTAAAACTAAAGGCAACTAGAGCATCAAATTGGTGTTGATTGATATTTACAGTTACCAACTTATCTACACTCTCTTCAAATCTATCTAAATCATGTCTAAGTAATGTATCAGCTTCGACTTGTGTAATTCTATGACCTACAACTACACCACCTGTATGTCCGTATCCAATTGTAGGTACTCCAACTACATCCTTGTATCCATAAAGTAGGCATCCTTCGAAGTGTTTAATTAAATCCAATCCAGCTTTTGAGATTTTCATATTATTTAACCTCTTTCTTATGATTCTTCCAAACACCATACGCACTAAAAACTGCTAAAATACCAACTACGATACCATCTTGTATTTCATTCGATAATTCAATGTGTAATATAGATTTAATAACTAATGCACCTAGAGCAACAAATGGAGCGATTACTGTTTTATTCATGACGTCATCTCCCTATTTAATTACTACAAATTTGATAAGAGCGAATACTACACCGATTACCCCTACAATTGTAGCGGTTATTAATGCTCCAGTTACAGTACGTCTTAACCATTTCGTGTCATCCTTAATGCCTTTGATTTCATCACGAACTGCTTTCACATCATTTTCATTGACTGCCATACGAATTTCAAGGGAAGTTAACCTTCCCTCTACACTCGGATTTATTTGTTGTGACATATTAATTACCTCCCCCACCTTTTGGATTTATTTTGGATGTAGATTTAATCATATTCGCAATTGCTTCAAGTAAGGAGGAGTCTCCACTTGCAACATCGTATGCGTTTTTACCTACACCCAAATTGGACATGAGGTAGGGAATGATGTCTTCTGGTTGTAGTTCATTGGAGCCGTAACTGATTGGTTTACCTGTGTACAATTTTTTATTCGTTTTCATTTCCAATGGCATTTTCAATGCTGGGTTGGTACTACCTAAGAATGATAGTGGGTCAGACAGTATTTCTAAGTCATTGGCTGGTGCTGGAACTGTAGTGTATCTATCCTTAGATACCTTGATTCCAGTATTCTTCTGCCAATCTTCACCCTTCTCTCCATCATTGAATAGGTGTCTCATTCTGTCTGTATTCAAGATGAACTTTGGATTCTCCATTAACAAACGTAGTTGCAATGGAATATTACGCTTTGTCCAGTTCCAGAATGGTACGGCTACCCTCATCCCTCTATCAGCGTTAGTTAGTTCATTGTAGTTGAATAAATATGTCCGTACTTGATTAGCGGCACGTTCCACATTACCGTACTTATCAAGGCCATTAACGAAGTTTGCTAGACGATAGATATCATCTACAATTTCACCAGCTTTACGTGCTTTTCGGATACCCTTATTATCACCTATGGCTTTAGCTACTTTTTCTAATGTCTTAGGTTCAGCAAATTCAAAAGTAGTTTTAGAGTCAAATAGGAATCCTCCAGCAATAACATTGTGCCTGTACGCATTTTTCATAATCTTCATTTCTGATTCAGAAAGTTTACCCTTCATGTATCCGAACAGTAGCTTTCTAGCAACATTGTAATCTCTAGTTTTCACACCAGCCGCTAAATTCGTAAATGTATTACCAATCATGTTATTTATATAGTGGGCTGGTTTGTAGTAAGTAACTAGTGGTCTCCAGATATCTGATACTGCCGCTAGGTGTCGATATGCGTTATTCATACCTTCATTTGTAAAAACGTCATCTATGCGTTTCAGACCATCTAATACATCTTTGTGCATATAATGTGCTACATCTTTACTTAATCCTAACTTCTTTACTTCATCCTTGTCAAGTCTTTTTAGACCTTCTGGGGGCATTTCATCAGAGCCTTTTTCAAGGGATTTCATCATTCCGTATCTAGAGAGTTTAGTTTGCATTTCCTTTACTGCTCTAGCACGAACACCCTCTTTAGCCCTTCGTGTTAATGCTGAAACTACATCAACATCGAACATATCTTCTACGTGTTCTAGTTGCTTGTCGATAGACGCTAGTTCATCTGGGTCTGTAGTTTTAGTCCTTAGTTTGGATAATTCTTCGATGTAGTCATCTCTATCAGCAATGGTCTTAAAACTTCTACGTGACTTATCGAATTTATTTTCATTCTTTAATCCATTTAGTGATTTATGACGTTCTGCGAATTCCATCATTTCTTTCAAAGCCTTGTTGGATTTATTGACAACGTGTGGGAAGTAGTTTTTTGATAGATTAGATAATACACCAGCCGCTACATCATCATCACCAATATCTTTAACTAAAGGACGTATGGTATCAGCTAACTTCTTAACGTTTCGAGATGGCACCCAATCTTTACCGTATGACTTAGGAGCCTTTTTCTCTAGATAATAAATAGCGTCCTTCATTTCTTTCTTACTCATTTTGTTTGACTTGATGACCTTAGCTACTTTCTCTAATCCTCTGGTGTACATAGCAGTTTCCCCTAGTTTACGAGAATTGGCATCAGCTATGTGGTCAGCCATTGAATCTACAAACTTATCACCAGTTTTTAGAGTACGTGCATCGAACGGATTATGTTTATCAAAGACATGTTCTAACTTTGTCTTCGCTCTAGTCACTTCATTGTAATCTGTTTTCCGTAGTTTATCAGTTACCTTATTGATATCTCTTGCGTTCTTAGTTGATATATCCAAAGGATTACCTTTAGGATGTATTTCTTTTACCGTAGTTTTTACACTCTTAATTTTCTCAGTATCTTTTAAGAATGTACTCGCCCACTTCATTGATTCTGCTCTTGCCGCTCTGTCTGCTTTAGAAATACCACGCATACCAGTTTTTGTATGTTTCCAATAATCAGATACCATTTCAGCCAAATGAGCACCTACGGAACTACGGAGTTTCTCATCATGTCCAGTTTGTAATAGAATCTCATTCAATTGATTCTTTACTGCATCCCAATTTTGGATTCCTGCTCCTTTTAGATTCTGTTTTCTAAAGTTATTCATTAATCTAGCGAAGTCTTTTTGTGGCATTATCTGGTCTACTACTTCTTGTGTAACCTTTACGTCTGGTAATGATTTTTGATTACGTAGTTTATCAACTAATGGTTCCATGTGTTTAGCTAAGTCATCAAATTGTGTTTTAGTCAATTCACCTAATTGTTCTACACCATATCTAGTTTTAACTACTTGTTCTAATGTAGCTTTAAATGATGGAGAATCATTACCGCCTTTAGCAATTAAATTCTTTACAAGGTCATTACCTACAGTAGCTTCTGTACGATGTAGTAAACTACCTTCTCTTATGTTACCAATAGCACCTGTCATTTTATTGGAGAAGGGAACTGAGACACCCCATTTGTTAATATTCGAGTTGATGGTTGTATTACGAGCAGTTTTTAATTCTTCTGCTAATTTACCAACCTTCCTAGCTACAACTCTTTCCACTAAATCATCAGACAGACCATCATACTTAGCATACTTAGCTTTAAACACTTTACTAGCCGCCTGTAAGAAGTCATCTGATTTTTTAAACTTACCAGCTATACCAATGGATTCCCCTAGTTCAGCCATCTTAGCTACTTCTGCTACTTTTCCTAGTTTAGTAGCCATTGATAAACCACCAGTTAAGTAGGTTAATGGGTCAAGTGCGATATCTAAACCAATACCACCACCGACTTTACCCCAGCGATTCTTGACACCTAATTCTTCCATGATGTCATCTCCACGCTTCCAGCCCTTGTCTGCACCATGCAAGAAACCAACTAGAGGAACATCACCCCATGATGCTTTACCATCTGTCCAATCTTTCCACTGTTCTTTAGCACCATTCTTGATACCACGACCAATGGAGCCGCCAATAGAATCCTTGAATAAGATATCCAGTAGTTTTTCTCCAGCGGATTTCTTTTTATCTTTTATATCTTTGATAGTGTGATAAGCAGAATCCGTAAATATTCCACTTGGTTGACCTAGGGTACCAGATATCATATCCCAAAAATTAGGCTTTAGCCCATTCTTCTTTTTCTTTTTCTTCTTAGTGCTATGTGTAGAAATATCGAAGTCAGAATAATCAATAGGGGCACCTAAGTCGATGCCCTTATGATTAGCTAGGATAGAAAGGTAGTCTGGAATATCAAGGTTATACTTTCGTTTTCCCCCAATAGCCGCTTCTATTTCAGCCATTACTTGTTCGGCTGATTTTACCATAATACTAACCTCCTAATAGTAATTATGTTTATCCCAGTACCGCAACGCTTTCTCTGGTGTACCGTAACGGTCTTTCACGTAATGATACATCATGATTAATTGGTCTACTGGTCTACTATATTTTAAATTCGGATAACGTCTTTGATATTCTTTAACTGTAGAATTTAGGAACTGAGCATAACCATGAGCCGTTGATTTAGGATTCTTAGCGTTCGGATTCCATGTGGATTCACGACCAACTAATTCAGCCATTGCACTAGCCCATTGCCTAGGTACTCCTTTGGTCATAGCTTCATTCAAGTGACCTGTAAAGTTCCTATAGCTGGAACTACTGGAATATTTCTTTGTCTTCCACATGTTACTGTAGCTATTACTCTTTTCCCACTCAGCATTACCTTCTGCAATTGTCTTTTGATGTCCTCCACCATTTACACGAATGACGTAACCTTTAAATTTCTTAGCAAAGTAACCGCTTGACATACTAGCGATAGCCACACCAGTTGCACTTTGGGAACCAATGAATTTACCATCACCAACGTAGATACCGACATGTCCGTTTTTCTTATACGTATCAAAGAAAACAATGTCACCAACTTGCATATCACTAGGGTCTACACGTACACCTTGCTTAGCAATTGTATCCGTATTTCCTCCACCTAAGTCGATACCAGATTTCTTAAATGCGTAGTTGACGAACCCAGAGCAATCAAACCTACCATTCTTGATGTCATTTGAAGTACGTCCACCACCCCAGACGTACTTCGTTTTACCGATAAGTGATTTACCCACGTTGATAGCTTCTAAACCACCTCCGTTTGAATTTTCATCTACTTTCCCATATTAGCCAGTTTGTCCATCTTACCCATTACTTTTTTAAGTTTAGATTTAAGACTCTTAGGAACTTTCTTACCAGCCTTTTTGTATCCATCAATTTGTTTTTGGATACTCTTAATCTCGTTATTTAAGATACCAGCTTGTACTCGAACCTCAGCCGTATCTGCATTACGAGCCGCCAATTCCAATTTAGCTTGAGCATTAGCAATATCAGCTTGTGCCTGTTGAGATTTAAGGTCAAGTGATGCCCAATTGTAATTAAGTTTTTGTGTAGCCATTGCAAGGTCATTATTGATTTTTTGCATAGCCGCACTTTCACCAGCAATGTTATGACGATTCTCTTCTTGTAGTTTCATATATGCCATAGATGTTAATGGATTACCAGCTTTATCTTTCAGCACTTTACCATTCAAGTAAACATAACCAGTGGAACTAGTGAGATATTTATCTTGCTCAGTTTGTGCTTTCAGTTGTTCAGTAATGGATTCAGCCGTAGCCGCTTCTTGAGCCGCTTTAGCTTCCGCTTGTGTTTGTTTCGATTGATTTAATGCATCTGTATATTGTGCAGTGATGTCTGCTTTAGTTTTAGCTGAATCAGCATACGCTTGTGAATAATTTTGTCCATTTAATGCTTGTGCTCTAGCGTAAGCATCTGCCGCAATACCAGAATCAGTAATACCACGTGTAGCCATTTCTTGTTGCATTTGTTGTTTTTGTTGAAAGGCTTGAGCATCCATCGTACCTAAACTTTGATTTAACTGTACAGTTTCAGCGTCAATGGCTTTCTGTTTGTCTTGTTTCAAGTGATATTGATTTTGGACATTCACATCATTGTAATCTTCAAAACCCCACTTACCAAGCAATTCATTGTAGTATTTTCTCTGTCCATCAGTCATACCTTTATCGTTCAAAATCATGTCATTATAACGCTTGTAGTCGTTAGTCTGCCATTCTTTTGTATACGCAGAGGTTGGATTAGCTTTAATATAATCCGCACGTAATTTGTCATCTTTCAATAATTGGTCTTTCGTATACTTAGACCAATCAGTAGCTTTAGGAGCCGCTGGTTTAGTAGCTGGCTTCTTTGGAGTAGTTGATTTTGGCTTCTTTGTTACAGGATTACCTTTACCAACTGGTACCTTTGTGACTGGATTAGTTTTTGGAGTTGTAGTCTTTACTGGTGCTTTCGTAACTGGAGCCTTAGTAGAAACTACAGGTTTTTTAGTAGTAGAAGTAACAGGTTTCTTAGCTACTACTTTAGTTGTAGGTGCTTTCTTTGTACCAATACCATGTGCTTTATTCCACGCATCACGTACCGCTTTATTATTTGTTTGGTCTTCATGCGTGTTAATCATGCTTTTATTCTTTGCAGTAATTTTTTTCTTTTTCTTTTTAACTGGTGCTTTATATCCAGTTTTGTCACTATTTCTATTCCCACCTAGTAGTGGATGACTACCAGAATATGAAGGTGTCTTTTTATGTTTTGATGTACTCTTTTTCTTTTTCTTTGTGACACCATCACTATTTCGGTTTCCTCCAAGTAATGGATGACTACCGCTATATGAAGGTGTTACTTTCTTTTTTGGTTTGCTCTTTTTCTTTTTAGCACCATCACTATTTCGATGTCCACCTAATAATGGGTGACTGCCAGAATAAGAAGGTGTTTTCTTCTTTTTTGCTTTTTTTGTCTTTTTAACCTTGCTCATTCCAGACGCTTCGTTTAAAATCATTAGTATTACCTCCTTCAAAAATTTTCCGTATTAACTACAATTAGTATATCATACTACTACATTAGTAAAAAGAGGGAACTACAACAGTTCCCTCATTTTTTAGGTTATTCATCTAATTCAATTGTCTTTTCACAGTGACCTTCATCAAAGTAATTGAGAATCTTACAAACTCGTATCCCCAGTTTATCGCCTTTTCTAGCTCTTTTAGCCATCCTTGAACTAATGGTCTCATCAGGATTACCGCCCAAAAGTGTATTACCCAATTGGTCAAGTGATACAAGGATATTCCAGATATACTTTTTCATGATTGAACCCCACCCATATACGTAACATTTTTAACCTCATCAACGGTTTGTGCGTTTTCAACTATTGGTTGTAAGGTATCTCGAAACTTAGAAATGTTATACTGTATGTGGTCTAGATGTGCCATGTAAAGTGGAGCGTATTGGTCTGCTCGTACTATCAATCGTAATACGTTTCCGTTCATGTCATACACAGTCCATAGTAACTCAGTTCTCCAACCCTTCTCAAATACTTTTAAGGCTTTATCGAAGTTCTTTTGTGCTTCATTATCACATGAGAATTGATAGGTCACCCCATCTAACTCAGCGTAAAATCGACCTAAAATAGTTTTATTACATTCATTCTGTAACTCATTACTCTTTCTGATTTTCGCATCGTTTAATATGAGTTCATCAATTTCCAATATTTCACCATTCATATACTTAAAGAACTTAAAATGTTTAGAAAAAATAGAGTGGTTATCAGCTATCTCTACCTCAATTTCACTCTCCATGTTTCTTGACTTAGATAGTTGCAGTACCTCATTTGTCGATTCATTTACCAGAATATATATCTTCATTTTTTATATCCCCCCTTAATACGCTATTACGTAGCGTAAAACAATGTCAGCGGAAATACCTGTAGAGTTACCGCTCGCAGAAGAATCCCCTACGATTCTATCATTGTAGATGATTAATGATTTAGCGGCTAAATCAGCATATGAACTTGTAGAAGTACCTGTTGGAATAGCGAAAGACCAGTTATTTCCGTTGTCACCCACAAACTTAGGAATAACTGATGTGTACCAATTATAGTTTTGGGGAGTAGATGGAGCATCAAAATCCGACCAGACTAATATCCAACCGTTAGGACACTGCGTTAATGTCTTAGTTGGAGTTAGTGTAGACCCATCTACAGGATATGCGTAGCCATCCCATAAAAAGTTATTCTGACCGCTATAATACACAGGTTTACCATCAAGTAGCAATGTACCGCCACCATCAACTCGTAAAGTCCAATAATCATTTATAGCATCCGAATAATCACCAGCAACTTTACCTGTTTTTAGAAAGAGCACACCTTCCCCTTCATTATCAGCTACGTCCTTCATGTACGCTCCATTCAGACCAGTGATATCACCATTCTGCAATTGAATTGCCGCAGTGTTACCCCATTTATTAGCGGCATTTACTTTTACTGTACCTGAGAATACACCATCACCAGTTGTAGCATCTATAGAGAATACAAGTGAACCATCTGATAGTTTCGTTATCTCAATTCCTTGTTGAGCATTAAGTTTTAATTTATTTAATAAACTAGTAATGATGATACCGTCAATGTCATTGATAACTACTCCGTTATAATCGGTATCAGATAATACTGTACGATTAGTTACTTCTTCAGATGTGGCAACAGGGGAAAATTCCTCCCCATCAGTTTCTTCATATGGTAATGGTAATTCAGTTTGTTCATAACTTTCAGCCATTGACCACACCTCCTATTTCGGTGAACTATATTTGAATACAAAGCCAAAACTTAGTAATTGAACATTACTTTTAACTTCCGCTTTAATGATGGATTTAATGTATCTAAATCGACCATTAACTGGTAATATGAATTTTTGAGAGTCTGTACCATTTTTAGTTGGGTCAACGGTTACAGGTGAGATTAATAAATTTGTAGTACTATCAGCGGTTAATACTACTACAATACTTGTATCGGATTGTACTTTTGAAATAAGTTGAAATTGTTTTAATTTCTTCTTGTGATAAGGCAAACCGTAGTCATAATCTTTTGATGCAATAGTCATAGTAAATCGTGTTTTTAAATCATCCATGAATACATCTTTAGTTAATTTATGCAACTGTCCTGTTTCATCTGGTGTTAGATATAATGAGCCGTTAATTGATTTCATAGTTGAATAATTATTAGCTACATAATCTCGAACCCATACACCTAATTCATAATAGAATCTGTAAATATGACAATTAGTACCTGTTTGAACATACAAATAATATTGGTCATTGTGTATCATTCCAATAACTTTTTTAGATACACCATTTAAGTCAGTTGTTAGTGCATCTTTAATCTCTAAATCAATCCTTTCTACATTTAATTTATCTGTAGTAGAATAGTTGAATGATTTTAGAATATACACACTGTTGTCTCTAGATACAAATACAATATAATTCTTCATTACTTGAACTGAATACGGATGTTTAGTACCTATGGTAGTATGAATTGGTATTTTTGCATATTCCGATGGTGCCACACCTGTAATCATTTGAATTGAATTTGTTGTAAAACAAACTAAGAAGTTCTTATATTGAATTACAGAATTTAAACTACCTCTGGTTGGGTCACTTATTCGCATAATGTTTGTTCTAGGGAAATAAGCAAAATTGTTCAGATGAGATGTATACATGTGGTCTGGATTATTCGTATCACCATATAGAACTAAGCGGTCATAATGTAATAAAATTCGATTACATAATTTCATATCTTCAAAGTTAATAGTCGCTTCTGGCTTTGCATCTGGTGTAGATGCTACCCTAAACTTAGGAATGATATATTCATCTAACGTAACCGTAGTTCCATTTTTACGAATCTCACATTTAATTTGGTAATCTGTATTCTTACCGAATTTATGAGACATCGTTTTAGTCAAACCCCAATCAGCCCATTGAGTGAATTTAGGCTCAGTTACATACTTAGATGAAAACTTATATTGTAAAGTATCTGATGCAATCTTTTCTGAATATGCCGTAAACGTTACGCTTTTATTTACGACTCCATATCGTTGGTCACTTTTAATACCTAAGATGTTATTAGATGCTCCAGCTGTAATGTCAGCTAGGAAATTATCGGGGTCAGCCGCATATCCATTAGTTCCAATGTACAAGGCTTCAAGTCCAGTAGGTTTATATGCTTGAACTAGTGAAGCAGTAGTACCATCGAATTTAACTAATCCACTACCTGTAGCGATATACAATAGCGTTCGATATTGAACTGCTTCAACTGGTCTAGTTGTCTGAAACCCACTTGCTAAATCAGTAATTGGTAATAATGTAGTCGCTCCTGTTTGTTCGTTAAGTTTATATAATTTTCCACCAATAGCATGAATGATAGTACTATTATTAAGATTATCATAATAAAACAAACCTTGAGAAACACCTAAGTTTAAACTACCTAGAACTTTTGTTCGAGCATAGGCTTCTCTATTGGTTACAATTCCACCAGCTACGATGTTTACATTTTGCATGAGAGTAAATTCATTATCGTTTAATTTAGATGGATGTTCTTGTGTATTCATTCCTCCATCGAAGGAACTAAAGACTTCCATCTGTTTATCTGATGTATTGACTGAGTAAGGTTGTCTCGCCATTCATATCCCTCCTAAAATGCACTCCACCATCCGTAAGGTGGATTATTTAAATCTGAATTATTTTCAAATACGATTGTAATTTTGTCATTTGGAACTAAGGAAATTCCCTTAAATGTAATAGATTTTGTATTTAGATTAATACTATAATACATTGAATCTAAAAGTACATTATTGTTATAAACTGTTATTACATCAAAATATGAACCATATGGCATAGTTAAAGTATACAAGAGAGTACCAGCATTTTCCACTATTATTTGTTGAATATTGTAATCAGTTCGCACACTAGGTTGTAGCACCATGTCACGTTGCATTGTCCTAACCATATCTGCGAATTGATTCATAAAATATACACCGCTATTGTAATCTGAATCAGATTCTCTGTATTTACCTACAGAAAATAAAACTAATGACTCATGATATCGTACATCAAATTCTGGTTCATAAGTAATCGGTTTCCCAGTAGTCACTGGGATATTCGCTTGTAATGCTTGATTGATACGATTGATAGCTTGGTCTACCCACATCGTAATGTTGTTATTAGAAATACCTGTATCGTTTTCAGCCAATGATTTAACTGCGGTAAATATCTCACTCATTTTCATATCAATTCCTCCTATTTTTATATTAATTGCCTGTTAAACTGCGTATTTGTAACCATGTACCTGGAGTTCCTGTAACCGTACATATCCATCCAGTGATTACATACTTACTTCCTGTTGTACCCAGTTCCGAAGGTAAGGTATTCCATACTCTATCTCCCCTAGTCCACCCATTAATAGTAGGTGCGGCAGAACCCCATTCTTGTTTATTAACTGCATCTACACTGAATATAGACTTTACGTTAATGTTTTCTGTCTGGAATCGTCTAGCTAACAATTTAAAATTTTGGTCAGATACTCCACTGAATTGAGTAGCAATTGAACCGTTGGTCAAGTTTGCTTCTTGTAGTATACAACCTTCTACAGTTGTACCACCATCTTGTAGGTAAATTACACCCATTACCCCATTAGCTTCTACCGCTTCAATATTGAACTTCTTTACATCTGATTTAAAACGGAAAGCATTGGAACTAGATGCACCAAAACATGTAATTGTACCACCTTTCCATGAACCACCGTATACTTTGAATAGTTGAAATGCATCTACATTTGGTAAACCAGAACCAGCAAGTAATCTAAATTCTCCATGACAAGCTTCAAAATTAACGGAACGAACTACTTCAGTCTCGCCAATTTTTACACGTTGTCCGCCAATATAACAAGAGTCAAAGTTATAAGAATCTAAGTTTACAGTTCCGTTGATTTCGATAGCAATATCTGTGGCATCTACACGTCCGAATGTACAATCTTCTGCTTTGAATACTCCACTGTTGAAACCATCTGCGGTAATCTTTAAAGCATTACCACCTACAGTGGAACCGTATCCTATTCTCACACGCTTCATGGAAATGTGAGATACATTAGATGTCTGTAAAGCAGTGAATCCACTGGCTATATTCTCAAACGTGACATTCTCTAAATAATGTTGAATAGGTATATTACCAGCTAAGTTAGCTACTACATCCCCTATTCTCAATCCATTCGCAGTTCCATTTAAGTCAAAACGTAAGTTTTTAAATGAATTACGTTGATGTTTACTTGATGTAACCATTGCCCACGATGAACCTATATAATGTAACCGTGAACCAGTTGTACCTTCTCCGATACCTTCAAGGAATACATTCTCAGGAACTAATAACGTCTGACTATACTTATATTTAACAGGAGGTTTCGGAAAGAATATAGTTCCACCACCGGCATTAAATACATCCGTAATTGCTTGTTGGATTTTTATACCATCATCCGTAACATCATCACCAACTGCTTTATAATCAACTATTACATCTACTCGATAATTGTTACTTTTATTTTTAATATCTGTTAATTTATTAGATACACTTTTACCATCAGTATCAAAAACCAATTGAGCATCAATTCCAAATGACATATTATTTCCTCCTTATGAATAAATTAATTTATCAATTATAGATTCACAATTTTGTCCAAGTGTAAAGTAATTATTACCACTATACAGGGGTTATAGTTTTAATACCTGTTCCAGTTACAACTTTTATAGTGTTTGTATCTGTCCTAAACCACATTTGTCCTACTAAAGTAGTTGTTCTATCAGTTGTTCTGTTTTCTAAGATAGATAAACGTCCTGCATCGTTTTGATTACCTAAATCCGACACCCTTGTATAAGGCATATTTTGAAGATTAAATCGAGTATATTCTGCTTGTGCCGTACAAAAGATTACGTTATTAGAATGAGGAATTAACTGTAAATCCCATATCATTCCATCAAATACATTATACCCACCATTAACTGTGATAAGTGTTTGTGTAGCGTAGGAAGGTTGTATTTGTAAACTAGAGAAAATATTTCCCGAACATTCAGCAGGAACAGTTACTTGTGAGGAAATATTAATCATCTCATTACAACCTTCTAAGGTGAAGTTATTAAAACGATTTGCATTAATATAAGCGTTTCCGCTTGGAGTAGGTGCAGTACATTGCAGAGACACTCCTACATTCATGCTAACGATTTTCACATTATCAAAAACTAAGAAAGATATTTCATCGTTTGCATTTCTAGATAGAAGTTTTACACCCGTTGCTTTACGGTAGTCGTTCCAATCAATAATCTGCATGTTTCTCACGGCTGTACGGTTCCATGAATTGTAATAGCGATACACAC